CCTGAATCCTTTCTTACCTCCAATTATTCGTCCGTTTGCCATGGCTACTCAAATTGGAGCTTCAGCTATATCTGCTATTGCGAAAATTTTTGGATATTCCAAGATTCCCATCATAGAATCATCTAAACCAGTTAAGAATATGCCTTTTCATGCTTTCTCATCAACAGAGACTTCAACCCCAATTGATAGATTGACCCTCGATCCTAAGCAAGAATTGTCAATAGATCCACGCATATTAGGTGGTACAAGTCACGATGAAATGGCTATTTCTCACATAGTTACGAGAAATAGTATCATTGGTACTTATAACTGGACCGCTACGGATACGAAGGGTTCTCTACTATTTTGTAGTAGAGTTACACCAAACATTGCTATCAATACTGCCATATTGTCGGGTGGTCAAATAAGACAAGCTCGTACTCCTGCTGCACATGTGGCAGAAGCGTTTCAATGTTGGAGGGGAGATTGTATTTTTACATTTAAGTTTGTTAAGAGTTCTTTTCATCGTGGTCGTGTTCGTATTTCTTACGATCCGTATTCCAACGATTTGCTTACTACTTCAGATACTTACGCAACAAATTATAACAACATTGTTGATATTGAGCAAGATACTGTTGTTGAGTTTAGAATTCCTTACAAGCAGCGGACAGCTTGGTGTAATACCATACATGAGAGTACTACGAACCAATTTGGTCATACTACATGTCCTAGTCGTGCAGACACTTATGATAATGGTCTCATTACAATGCGTGTTGAGACGGAACAGACTAGTTTATCGGCATCAAACGATATCGGCGTAGTTGTTTCATTTCGTATGGCAGAGAATGCTGAATTTGCTAAACCTAAAGATTTGAATGTAAATCAATCTTTCTTTGAACCACAGTCTGAAGATGTGATCCCTGATGATTTGGCTACTTGCCATATGTTTAATGATGGCACATCCACTGTTGAAGATGCTGCCGTCTATATGGGTGAGAAGATTGGGTCGATCCGAGCTTTATTGCAACGTACTACCCTAACGCATGTCATCATGGATTCTGATACATATACAGATGGTCAAATGGTACAATTTTGGTCTTGTATGCCTCGTTATCCATTGTGTTATGGATACGATCCCAACGGATTTGCTACTGCCGCCACAATATCAGCTGGTACTGGTGGAGGTTTTAATCCAGTTAAACAGACTTATTTTAATCATTTCTCCG